CTAGCTGTCAAGCGATCTGTGGTTGGTGGCCACTTGGTCCGTGATCGGCGACTAGTTCTTTCAGGAGTAGCGGTGTTGGGTCTGAGGTGAGAAACCTGCCCATCAAGCGCCTTTTGTTGGTTCCTGTTCGTCCACGTTCCTGCGACACCCTTTGCGTCCGTCAGCGTATGCGTCCCTGGTTAGCATTTCCCATCTGTGCCGCTATCCCATGGCTGTTCCGGTTGACTATGTCGGTGACCCCGACCTTTCCGGTGGCCCTGGTGGCGATCCAGGCCAGGTTCTTCTCCTCGCTTTTGTCCTGTCCTTTGCTGCTCTGGCTCTCGGTTGGGTACTGCCTCTGCTCTTTGATCTGGTCCTGGTGGTCTTTGCGACAGCTCGCTATTTCCTACGAGTCTGTTACCAACGTCTACTTGGAATGGAGAGCGCGGATGTGCCTCTTCGGATTCGTCAGTTTGCTGATCATTTGGCTGCTGTCGATGATGACACCCTTCCCGATGGTGCTCGGGTTCCTCACCCTGCTGATGTGCGTCTGCCCGGCGGTGATGTTACTCTTGCACCTCTTGTGCCTGACCTTAATGTTCCTCGTTATAGGTTTGCCAGGCATGTTGCAATGGCTCTTAAGGCTGAAGGTCTTGGCTCGTTGGGGCTGGATACGCCTGACACTCGCAGAGTTGCCCTTCTCCGTGCTGTTAAACTTATGCAGCAGCATGGTATGCGTCCCGAGCATATAGCCACTCAATCACCTATGGCGGTGGCCATCAGTTTCCTCCCGACCCGGGCGGAGATTGAGGCTAAGCAGCTCCAGCAGGCTGCCGCCTACCGCACGCGTCTAGCTGAGGCGCTTGTGGCGTGGGAGGATCCGGAGTACGTCCCGGACTCCCGCGTGGCCCCTTCGGCCTTTTAGGGCGGCCTCGTGGCGCTACGTGGGGTGTGTGCACGACCTTGTGCTCCTCACCCAAGCATTCACGTAGCCCATGGGGTTCGCCGTCCCAAAATCCGTACGATATGGAGGCTTCCGTGCTCGCCCCCCTCTGCGTATGGTGCCCACAATAACACCGTAGACAATCTTGTCCGCGGTCTGACCCGCCGACTATTGATGGAGGAGGTACAGACGGCGCTTGGCCCCCAGTGGGTCAACGTGCGTCGGCCAGATCCCATCTTTGTTCGGACGGCTTTGTGCGAATTCGGTAAACGCGTTCGTAACCGGTTGTCGCCGACCACCCCCTTAACTCTAGAGCAGTATCCGCTGCTGTACCGGGGTCGCAAACAATCAGTTTACAAACGGGCTGTCTTATCCCTCCTGCATCAGGACGTTACCCGATCCGATTCCAAGTGCAAAGCGTTCGTCAAGTGCGAGAAGATCGACTTTGAGGCGAAGCCAGACCCCGACCCGAGAGTTATTCAACCTCGTGACCCTCGGTACAACGTTGCTATCGGGCTGTATTTACATCCATTGGAGCACAAAATCTATGCGGCGATCGATCAGATCTTTGGATACCGCTGTGTTATGAAAGGACTGAATATGGTCCAGCGTGGACAAGCTCTTAGGGAGATGTGGGATAAGTTCGAGGACCCCGTCGCGATTGATCTCGATGCTGCACGCTTTGATAGGCATGTGAGTGTTCCCATTCTTGAGTGGGAGCACCAGGTGTACTACTCTGCGTTCATAGGCGAAGATCGCGAAAGACTCGGACGACTCCTTCCATGGCAGCTCGACTATGAAGTCGTGTCATACCTTCCTGATGGCCGCGTGCGTGTTCGCATGCGCGGCGGTCGCGGGTCGGGAGACAAGAATACAGCATGTGGGAACGTGCTAATCATG